GACTAATACTCATGGATATTGAAAATTCAAAGCATTTTTAAATGAAAGAGCCGTGTCCACCCCATCAATCCGCAAAAAATTTTGCGGATTTTTTTTGGAGGTTCCAAATAAGTGCTATATCTTTGCAATAGCTAAACTCAATGAAGATATTAAGTTCTTCCCGTCGGGCATCGGATATTGCTCACAACTTTACATTGCGGTGGGCATTTTTTATTGCCCAATAACAGCCTCGGAATATACACATATACGGCTGCCTTATCCATAAAGATTTATGCTCCTCGGGGTATCTTCTTTGAGTTTAGCGACGGGATAATGGCAGCCGTTTTTCTGCCTATTTGCTAAACTCAAAGATACAATGAACACAATTTCATTGACCCCGACGACACGAGTTGCCCCTGATGTGGGGCTGGCAAATGCGCTTGCCAGAAAAGCGCTTGAGTGTGTGACCTCGATGGGCTTCAACATTGCCCTGGGCATTGTGGCGATGGCCTGCGCCCTGCCTTGGCTCGCCACTGGCGAGTATGCCGCCGTGATGGTGGCTGCCGTGGCGGCGTGGGGCATTCATCTATCGGTGTGGATGACCCTTGAAATAGCGAAAGGAGGTGAACTATGAACAGCAAAGAATATCTCGAAAATCTGGAAGGCTTTATCCACGAACCCGAAGCTGTGGGCTTTGGCGACAACATTATCCCTGTGGCGATGTGGCTGCGCAACTTTATGCCGGGCGATGATGACAACGGCGCATTCAACAAGTCATCTGCAACCATCCGTGCAGCTCTGTGCGACATCGTGGACGTGAGCCTTAACGACATCTCGCGCCTGATGGTGCTCAACGGCTACTCCCTGGGCGGTAGCAATCAGACCTACCCCGAGTGGCTCATGCAACCCATCGGAGACGAAGATGACGATCAATAATCAAATCTGACTATTCACTGGGTGCCTCGTGGTGACACTTGGCACCCTTTATGGTCAATTTTAACCAACATATTATTTTTGGTTTCGTTAATATATTATATCTTTGTAATCATAAAATCCCTTTATTATGAGCATAATATTGAAGATATTGATTGGGCTGGTGCTGCTTCTCGTCCTTGTTGCGGTCGTTATCGCCACATCCGTGTTTGTTGCTGTGCTGTCGCATGAGCGACGTTGGCGCAAGTGTCTCAGTGATGACTATAAAATGTACAGCGATGCCAGGAGGCTCAAAAACGATGGTTGAACTGTCTAACCTACGACCATCTGCCGCAACAGACTTAGAGCCGGGAGAGTGGGTGAAAGTTCCGCCTCGAAGTGCTGAAAGAGCTCGTCTAACTTCAGCCATTGACGGCTATCTCCTATCAGCGGGATTATACGCCACAAATCTGGACATGCGACAAAAGATGGCAGGATGGTTGCTGCAATGCGTTTGTATATTCCTCGCTGATAGTCTGGTGAGGATAACAGGTCAAGGTTTTGCGATATATAATCCCGAAGATGGTCAGCGCATAGTTGTCCGCTTGTCAGTTGATCCAGATATTCGCGGACCGAGGGGGCATATTGGCGTGGTAAAGGATTATTCTCACACCAAATGACAAAATGATGAATACAATAAATGGAGCACAGCTCACACAATGTTTCCTCAACGCGAGGCTCAATTAAAGACCCTCGAAGACAGCATTCACTACTACGAGGACGGCTATTAATCCGTCTTTTTATCATAACGAGCAACCCCATAACTTTGCGCTATGATTAATTTCGCAGACATAGGCAGCTGGCACTTCGTGACTGAGCTTGACGTGATAGAGGTCACGTCGACTAGCGATGTGTCATTCACCATCGTCGACAGCGGTGGCACTATTCTCAATGGCACCTACACTCCGGTGACCGGCACGGTGCGCATCTATCACCTGGCACGCTTGTTGCGCCCGTTGATCGATGGCGTGACAGCCGTGTTCACCTTCACCGCTGGCAGCACAAGCAAGACAGTGCATGTGGTGCAGAGTGGCGTGACGGTGAGCGAGAGCGCCGCAACTTTCCTACCGAGCTTCTTCCTCAGTGCGGTGATGACCGAGCGCGACACCTCGCTGGAGCGCAAGGAACTCCTGACGCTGCTTCCCATTGAGCAGTCACTGCCTACCGTGCAAGCGGTGTGCAGCTACTGGGATGGCGATGCTGTGATGACCGCCAACAAACCTGTCACAACCACTGGCATGACAGCTAACACACCATTTGAGATTGATGTGAGCGCAGCGCAGTTTGTTGATACGACCATTGGCACGCTCGTAGCGTACAGCATCGTTGCCGGTGAGCGCACTATGCGCTTCCGCGTGACCTCGCTACCGACGGCTGAATATGCTATGCTCTTCCGCAACACCTTTGGCGCATGGGAGCCTATATACTTCGCTGGCATGACCGAGGACTCTCCCGAATACACCCGTGAGACCTCTATGGTCAATGGCGCATTGAAACTCTACAACCTCGAGGAGACTGCATCGTTCAAGTCGTGGACTGGTCCTCTGCGCCCTAGTGGCGTGGCTCTCGCCCGAGACCTTGCCCGATGCATCACTACCGTTTGCCTGTTGGAGCGTGGCATGGCAGCCGACGTTGTGGTCATCTCGGATGTTGATGTGAAGCATACCAGCGCCGACAACGATATTGCAGACTTTACATTTACATGGCGACGCTCGGCAATGTGGAGCGTGATGCTCAAGACCGTTCGCCCGCCTAAACTATTTGACGAGACTTTCGATGAGACCTACAACTAAAGGCGTGATCCACATCAAGGATGCCATCACGCTGCTTGAAGCCGGCTATCCTTGCGACCTGCGCGTGTGGAAACTGAGCACAGGCGACATCCTTGAATACAAGGGCGTGACCTGCATCGGTGGCCACTGGCGCAAAGGCACGCACCGCATACGCCTCCCGGAGAGCCAACTGGTGCGTGAGTTCCGCGACGTGACACTATTTGAGATTAACAACATGACGATATACCGATGAGAAAAGATGATTTTACTTTGCCCAAGGGCGAGATATTCGAGGTCGGGAAGAGCAAGGTGGCCGCGCTGATGAGCGAGGTGAACAGCAGTGCCGACATCTTTGATGAGGACGGGCTGCCCTCAGTGAGTAACGTGCCAGGCTACGGCGGCAAGTACCAGTACGTGCCGTTTGGCTTGGATGACCAGCTGCCGTTTGAGATGATCCGGCTGATTGGTGAGGACGAAATCATGTCACAGAACAAACTGTTCAATGTCCTCACCTGCTACGGCAACGGTTTGCGCTACAACGACACAAATACTGGCGCACCGACCACCGACGCAGAAATTAGCCGATGGATGTTCCAAAACTCGCTGCCGGAGTTTTTCCTGGAGCAAGCCACCGACATGAAGTATTTCTTCTTTGCCGTGGCAGTGATTATCATGAGCCGCGACGGCAAGAAGATTGTGCAGGTGCGACACAAAGAGGCGTGCTACTGCCGCTTTGAAAAGGCAGACAGCCGTGGCCGCATCAACCATGTATTCTATGCCAACTGGCGAGGGCTGCGTGGGATTGCGGCTAAAGACATCGAGGTGATTCAGCTTCTCGACGAGAAAGACCCTCTCGGGCACCTCGAGGTGCTGATGGGTCGTGCCCCTGGTTGGGATGGCATAACCAAGGAGCGCACCAAGAACAGAAAGTTTGCCGTGCTGATGCGCTTCCCGACACCTGGGCTTCAGTACTACCCTGTGCCGTACTACACCGCCATCTTCCGTGGCGATTGGTTTGACATCAAGAAACTAATCGGTACCGGCAAGAAAGCGAAGTTGCGCAACCACGCCTCGGTGAAGTATCAGGTGGAAGTACACCGCGACTACTGGTATAACATCTGCGACGAGGAGAACATCACCGACCCGCTGAAGCAAGCCGAGCGAATCAAGAAGGAGAAGGAGAATATCAAGAACTTCGTGGCTGGCATCGAGAACAGCGGCAAGGTGTGGATTACGGGGTACTATATCGACCCCAACGGCAAAGAAAACCGCATGGTGCGCATCAACGTGATTGACGCGAGCAAGGAAGGCGGCGACTGGAGCGAAGACATTCAAGAAGCCGCCAACATGACATGCTATGGCGACAACATCCACCCGAACCTCGTGGGCGCGACACCAGGCAAGAGTCAAAGCAACAACAGCGGCAGCGATAAGCGTGAGTTGTTCACCTTGAAGCAGTCGCTCGAGAAGTCGTGGCATGATATCATGATGAAGATTCACCAGGTGGTTATCTTCTACAACGGCTGGCAAGACAAGGTTGTCCCTGATGTGCCACTCATCATGCTCACCACTCTCGACCAGAAGACTGATGCCAAAGAGATTTCGTTGAACCAAGATAACAATAATGACAATGACGCGTGAAAATTTTGAATACTATGTGCCGAGTGCAGTGATGCCAACCGAAGACTTGTTTGAGCGCATAGCGGAGTACTTTGAGGAGGCTGAGGGAGACGTTAAGAGTCTGCTCGGTAGTGACCTTTACGATGCTCGTGACCAAGACTTGACATTGCTTAACCTGTGCAAGCGGACGGTGTGCCTTGTCGCCTACAAGATGGCGGTTCCACACCTTGACCTGGTGCTTACAGATAATGGTTTCGGCGTGGTGAGCAATCAGAACGTGGCTCCAGCAAGCGCAGAGCGTGTGAACCGCTTGCGCCAGCAGGTGCAGTTCTCGCTTGATGACACCATCGATGAACTTCTGGACTACCTGCGTGGTAATGCAAAATGGGTGGACACCTACACGGCTCGAGGCGTGTTCCGCTCGCTGGCGTGGAACGGACGGCAGCAGCTGGTGTACTTCGCCATGCCTAACGGACACAGATCGTCGCTGGACGAACTGCGTCCGAAGATATCGGCAGCCGAAGAAAAGGTGAAGCACTGCATTTCACCTGAGTTCTTTGATGAACTGTGCGATGCCGTGCGTCTGCGTACCGCCACAGCGGAGCAGAACACAGCCATCCACAAGATACTGATGACGATTGGTGCAGACGTTACCGATGACAAAGCGATGGCACACTTCCACGTGAAGAAACTCGTGGAGTGGCTTGACGGAAACATCCGCACCTTCCCGACCTACGCCAACTCTACCGCCTACGCAGCCAACACTTTTGAACCCTACAAGAACGAAAAAGATGATCCGTGCTACTTTTTCGGATGAGCGCAACGCCATCAACTTTAACCTGCCAAAAGGATGGGATGAGTTGTGCCAAAACGAACTTTGCATGGTGATGCGCTGCAAGGCTCGGCAAGAAGAACCACACCAGGCTAAATTCGCCGTATTGCTCCACCTAACTGGGTTGAAGGTGCTGCGCCGTGAAGGTGAGATGTGGGTGTGCAGCGTGCCGACTGGCGAGAAGAATCCAAAACGCTTTCTTCTCGATCCTGAACTTCTGCCAGGTCTGCTTGATGGCTTGAACTGGATGGATGATCCAGGGGAGATGCCCGTGCGACTTGACACCCTGCATGGCGCTGAAGCCCTACCAGTGAGGCTGCATGGCGTGCCGTTCACCAACTACCTGCAATGCGAGAACTGCTACCAAGGCATCTTGCAGAGTCAGAAAGAAGAAGCCGTGCAGCACCTTGCTACGCTACTTTATCCTGGACTGCAAAAAACACTTGCCGTATGGGAGCAGCTGCTGGTCATCCAATGGTGGGCGCAATTGAAAGCAATGTTTGCCGCATTATTCCCCCATCTATTCAAACCCAGCGGAGCGACTGTTGGCACGCCCGACATGATGGAGGTGATGAACAACCAAATTCGCGCATTGACGGGCGGCGATGTGACCAAAGAAGAAGAAATACTCAAAATCGATACTTGGCGTGCCTTGACCGAGCTTGACGCAAAAGCCAAGGAAGCCGACGAGTTCAACCAAAAGATGAAGAAAAAATGAATGCGAAACAACTCTTTGACTACATAGGTTACTTCGAGGACCTGTGGCAGAGCAACAGACTGGCGCAGGCCGAGAACTTCAAGTTCTGCACCTGCTCGGGCATCGAGACCCTGCAGGGGCCGCTGCAGCAGTTCCGCACCGCAAACGCATTCTTCTGCGTGGATGACACCAACGATGGTGCCACTTTCAGAGGCCGCAATGGTGGGTGGTTCAAGAAACGCACGGTGACGGTGTTTCTTATGCACCGCTACAACATCAAATCGATGGACACCTACACGGCAGCCCTTGATAAATGCCGCACGCTGTTTCGTCAGCTGCTGACGCGCATGATCATTGACGAAGATGCGCTGAGCAATGATATGGTGTACCTGCGCACGGAGAGCGTGCTGAGCCGCGAGCTTGGACAATACTTCCTTAATGGCTGCACTGGTCTCTACTTCATGGTAGAGGTCGCCGAGCCAATTGACCTAACCTTTGACACAACGGAATGGCAGAGCTGAACCGACAGGAGATAGAACGCCAGCAGCAACTGTGGGTTGACAACTGGGCGAAGATGATGGCGCAGATATGGCAAGACAAACTGAAATTCTGGGCTATAAAGGACACGGGGGCGCTGATGAAGTCGTTCACCGAGAGCGTGACCCACGATGGACTGAGCGCAAACATCGTAATGCGCTTCCTTGCCTACGGTATCTATCAAGCCTATGGCGTGGGCAACGGCTACAGCCACAACAACGGCGGCGATCTGCCGTTCCTGGGTGCGGCCTACCGCAAGGAGCACGGTTTAAAAGAACCCCGCCTTGCCGGTGGTAAAAAGCCAGATGGAGACATACCTACCAGTGGTCAGCCACGTAAAAAAGGTTATGGCTATTTAAGCAGCGGTGAGCCCCGTGAAAGGCGTGACTGGTTCAACCCCAAACTCTACGCGTCACTGATGCGCATGAAAGAGACCATGGCGCACATGGTGGGCGAGGATGCAGCTGCATTGATCTGCGAAGCCCTCGAGGATGCCCGCAAAGCCGTAGGTCGCCGTTAGTGTTGTCTTTTTGGTTGTGCAGACGGAGTGATATATTTGCAGTGTTTTTAATCACTAAAATCATCATGTAATGAGTAAACTAAACAACCTCTTGCAACAAGCCGCCGTGATTCGTGACGCTACTGAAGAGCACGAGAATACGGCTGTGAGAGTGGGCACGATGTTTGTGGACTTCATCCAGAGTTGTATGGACGTGTTGCCCAAAGAGATAGTGGATGCCACCGGTATTTCTACGAGCGCCAGCGAGACCAACTTTGTGGTGAGGTATCGCACCATTGACGATACAGGCTCGAGTGTGAGCAAAAGCATCACCATCCCTGCCGCGTCGAGTGACAACGCCGGCTTGCTATCGACGTCGCTTCTGGCTGAAATTAACCAAGCCGTGTCATCAGTGGTAAACGCTGTGAGCGAGCTTGCCACGGTGCGAGGTATTGCCGAGACCGCCCAAACAACCTCTACCCGTGCCGAGGGCAAGGCAGACACCGCACAAGCGGCCGCCGCTGCCGCCAAAAGCACCGCCGACGGTGTGGCCGCCACTGTGGAGGCGATGAAGAAATACGGCTACAAGTTCATTGGCGTGGCCACGCCGACCACGGACCCCGGCACACCGAGCGAGAACGTGTTCTACCTCGCCACCACAGAGGGCGACTACACCAACTTCCCGACTAACGAGTTAAGCGAAGAAGGTCCAATCCATTTCCACCTCGGAGCCGACGAGGTTGCCATCTTGCGCTACACCAATCCGACCGACGACACGCCAATCATCACCAACTGGAGCAAGGTGACGCTGAACCTTACCAAAGGTACTGCGATAACCGAAATAAGAACCACCATTGAGGAGAAACAAGACAAGCTTGTGAGCGGCACTAACATCAAAACTGTTAACGGGCAGTCGATGCTCGGCCAAGGAGATGTGGCAATCACGTCTGGAGGCGGAGGAGGCGCAAACATCAATGTTGTTGACAAGGTGCCTGACGCACTTGAGCCAGGCACAATTTACCTAATTAAATCAGAGGATTAAGATATGAGCAAAATCAAACAAATCAACGTGGACGGCACCACCTACGACCTTGGCATCAAGGAGGTGGTTCAGATAGCTGATGATGGGTTTTATCTGACTGACATCAACGACAATGTTGCGCTCAAATATGATGGCAACGGGCTTGATGCGGCAAAAGTGAGTGAACATCTTAAATCTCTGCTGATGAGCAGTGGAGAAAATCCAGGTATTAACTATGATATAGTAAGCGAAATATAATTATGGCAGGATTAGCAATTATAAACAAGGATGCTGATTTTTCGGCAATCAATCTCGGCAAGGTGACACGTGGAGCATTTGTAGACTATATCACCATCGACCAGTCTTATACTGACGGAGATGTGGTAAAGATAACAGGTGACTTCAACGGTAAGGCCTATCAAGCCATACGTGCGCTGACGCATCGTTACATGGGCAAGCGAACTGCTGATGGTGTTGAAACAATCATACAACTTGATGATACAAATTCAGCAAAGTTTCTTGATGGTTCAGAAGCACCAACATCACAAAACGATGTGTTTGTCAAATTGCCTGTTTTTTACTATCATTCTGAAGAGACAAACCCTAATGTGTGGAAGATTGGGTTAAGTATGTCACAGATTGGTCCAGATTGGATTAAGTTCGACGGGGACAAGCGTCTCATCGGTGCTTTCTTTACTAGCAATCAAGTAGTGAGCAGGAGCGGAGTATCAACTAGAACATCTTTCCCACGAAATGAATTAGCTCAAAAGTTTGCTGCTCGTGGCACAGGTTTCGGTGGCATGGCTCTCACGTGGGCAAATGTGCTCAAGATGTTGTGCTTATTTGCCTATGGCAAGCATCATTTTCAATCTGCAATAGGATATGCAACTAACTATCAAAATCACAACATGACAGGAGACACACTATCACTTGGTATGTCAGATTCTGCAGCTGATGCAAATGGTGCTCAAAATTTTATGGGAGTAGAAGGCATGACAACGCCAACATATGTTACTGATACGCTTAATGAGACAGCATCTAACAATCTATACACTAACAGAGACCTCGATGGCAGTGTTAAGACTTTTATCTATCCAACTTCAACATACCTAAATGACAAGGAAGCGCCAATTAAAAGGCTATTGATTGGTCATGACGTCAATTTCACGCCAAGCGAAATTGACGATATGATAATAGTTGACGATGGATCATTCGCAAAATACTGGCAGCAAAGTACAGGTGTGTATCAAACAGGAGGAGCTTATGCTACGTCACAGTGGTGTTATCGAACAGGCATGTTAAACACAACAGAACAGTTCGCAAGAAGTGGAGCATTCCAAGTGACTGGTAATCTATATAACTCGTCTACATCTTATGTAGGCACTCGGCTTACATTCTACGGCAAAATAAACATTATTAACAGCGTTGATGATTTCAACGCATTAAATGAGATATAATATGGCAAATATAATTAGGCTAAAAGACAACGATGGTAAGGAGGCCTATCCGGTTGGCGTGCATCTTGGCAGCAATTATAATGGCAATGTCAACGGAGTATGGAGGGAACTTGCTCTGCTACCTGTCATTAACGGAGTGGTCAATCCAATTACTAGTCACTTCGTGTTTCAAGACAACGCACCTGCTTGCAGCGATGTGATGATAATCCCAGAATACCCAATTACATTGCACGTTAAGTTGCCAGACAATCTTCGCATGAATATGTATAGCGGCTATAGAGTTAACCTTCCTAATGATACAGATTCTTATTCTTGCGAAAATGTTACTCAAGGTATCGCTAATGGCGCTTCTTTTACATTCCCTGAATCTCAAGGGCAACCATGTATGTACAGGGCTGAATTTTATTATAGTGACGGCACTTATCCAAGGTTTGATGATATTGAAAATTTGATAAAAAATGGTGAAATCAAGATAACATATTTCTCAAAGTCAGACGATGTGTTATCGCGTAACTACGAGCAGGAAAAGCTCATACGTGGAATATCAATGAAGTCCACATCGTCTACTTCGTCAACACGTCGGCATATCTTTGCTCATGCAAGTGACTTCCATGGCGATGTTTACCGACTGCGCAACTTCCTCGATTTTTGCAGTGCATTTAATGGATATATAACACCAATTATCACTGGAGATACAGTTGCACAGATAACGCACGATGGTTTTGATTGGGCTTTTAATGAGCTATATAATTATGTTGGAAAATGGGCGCTGACTACAGGTAATCATGATGTGTGCTATGGTGGCGATTTTAGAAGTTTTCAAACAAATTTAAATGATTGGCTCAAAAGAATAGGGGTTACTTTACCTTCCAGTATAGTTGGAAATTCAGCTTCATATTATAGCATCACAATCGACAATACTGTTATTATATGTATTGACCAGTACGACAACCTTACACGTTCGGGATATAACATCAGCCAAACGCAGGCGCAGTGGATTATTGACACACTTAAAAATGTGCCGTCTGGTAATAACATCCTGATTGCGATGCATCAAATGGAAGTGCCAATTGACCAGATTACAGGGAACACTGAGTTCTTTGAGCAAACGATGAAGTATGACGACAGTGCTAAAACAGAGAATCTGCAAACTGGCGACTTGCTTACAAAGCTCATTGACGCATTTATAGGCCGTACCACTACAGGTAGCATCAGCGTGACTAACAGGAATGGTAGCAGCTACACCATATCCGCTGACTTTTCAACCGCGAAGGGCACATTTGTAGCTTTTATGAGTGGCCACACGCATCGTGACCGCATTGGATATAACACAGGCACTACACACAAGCAACTGCACATGAATATCTCATGCGCTGTTGCTGGTTATGTATACCAACGCGACCTTCCAACAAACGGAGGTGTCGGAGCATCGCAAGACGTGTTCAATGTGTTTGCGATTAACAATGACACTAACGAGGTTGAAATAGTGCGTGTAGGGGCAACGTACAATGTTGGCAACACACGTCACCCATTCCTCATGAAAGTTAAATTCAAGGATTAAGAGACTAAATGAATATTGAAAACATAAGACGCGCATATTTTTATAGCACGACTATGAATCAACAACTAACACTATCCGACTATGACAGACTTTGTTAATTTTTGGAAAGCCGCCTGTGTGTGCGTTGGCGGTTGGATTGGCTGGCTGATAGGCGAGTTCCACCCGACGTTACCTATCATCATTGTGGCAATCATCTTCATTGTGTACGATGCTTATACCGCTTTCACGCTCGACAAGCGAGTAAAGAAGAAGTATCCCGACAAGACCACGCGTGAGAAAGCCAAATTCACGAGCTTCGCCTTTGGAAAGGTGGTGACGCAGACAATCCCAAAGCGTTTGTCGCTCATTCTGCTGGCGTTCCTCGTCGAGCACTGGGTGTTCATCCATGTGGTAATACCCTTATCGTACATCGTTACCGGTGTAATCTGCTTCGAGCAGGCATGGTCAATCATGGAGAACGAGAGTAGTTGCCGAGATGAGGCTGACAGCAAGTTTTGGCGTGGGTTGCAGAAAATCATGGTGGACAAAACCGCCAGACACTTCGATATTGATTTAACCGAACTTAAAAAAGAAGACAATCATGAAAATAATTAAAAAAGGCTCGAAGGGTGATGCCGTAAAAACCCTACAACGAGCTTTGAATATCACCATTGATGGCGACTTTGGTTTAAAGACAGAGGCGGCAGTTAAGGAATTTCAAAAGGCACATAACCTCATTGCAGATGGGATAGTTGGTCCAAATACTTGGAAGGTACTTGGTATCATCGATGATAGATGCGTTGACACGGCTGTTATTTATTCGCCACTGTCTAAATGCTTAACTAAATCGCCCGGTAGATCTATTAAGTATCTTGCCATACACTACACTGCAGGTTCAAGTTCTGCACCTGGTAGAGCTTTATCGATGAAAAAGTATTGGGAGCAAGCAATGCGAGCTTCTGCAGACTTCGGCGTTGATGACCGCGACATCTATCAATTTAACCCTGATTTGCTAAATTACAAATGTTGGAGTGTAGGTGATAAAAAGAATCCGTATAGTGGTGGTGGTTCATTATATGGTGTTGCTAACAATAGTAATACTATTTCTATTGAGATTTGCTCTAATATTCAATCAGGTGCAAGTAAAGAAGCACCCAATCATGATGGCTGGTATTTTACTGATGAGGCTTTAAATAACGCCGTTAAGCTCGCAAAAATTCTGATGCGTAAGTTTAATATTCCTATTGAGCGTGTTGTGCGACACTATGACATATCGGGTAAGATATGCCCTGGTGTCATTGGGTGGAACAACTATTTTTGCTACGACAAGAATGGTAAACGCACAAGAAAAAAGAACGATAGCGCAGCTTGGCTGGCTTTCAAAAAGAGATTGTTATGAACAAGATATTACCTATTCTCTGCCTGGTTCTGTTGTGCGGCTGCCATGGCACAAAGACCATAACCAAGAGGGTCGAGGTGCCGGTGGTCGTCACCCAGGAGCACACGATTGAAAGCGTGCGCATCGACCATGTGCGTGACACGCTGGTGCAGCGCGATAGCATCTACCACTATGTGCAGGGAGACACGGTGCGCATCGAACGATGGCACTATCTGCAAGGCACTACCAATGTGGTGAGAGTTGACACCGTACACGTCACCGACAGCGTGCAGGTGCCAGTGGTCACCACGCAGACAATAGAAAGACAGGTGGAGGTTCCGCGCCCTTTATCATGGGCGCAGAAGACGCTGATGATCTTCGGCGGTGTATTGATGATAGCGGTGCTTCTGCTCATAGCTTACAAAACCATAAAGCGATGATTGAACTTTTCCTTGACAACAAACCCGCTGTGCTACGTGAGAATGTGGCCATCAAACTCACGCGTGAGAACGTCTATTTCAACAAGACGGGCAGCTACACCTACGACATTGAGTTACCGATGCAGTGCGCCGAGAACCGTGCCATTTTCGGCAGCATCAACAGGGTTGACACAGTGACCGAATACCGTGAGTTGCACGCCGTGCTGCGTGTTGATAACAAGGTGCTACTTGACGGCAAGGCTGTCATCAACCAAGTGACCGACTCATCGGTCAAAGTGCAGTTGCTTGGAGGAAACAGCGAGATGAACTTCTACACTAAAGGTGCAGAGCTATACGTTGATGAACTTGACCTCGGTGACTGGATGCACGAGCTGTCATATCAGCCCGAGCCACAACCATCAGAGAAAGGCACGGCTTTCTATCGCGCCGTTCTCGACTGGATGGAGTGTGTTGACATTCGCTTCCTCAACAAGCCGGAAAGCCAAAACAAGACTAAAGCACAAGAGGCTTACGAATGGTGGAGAAAAAGATGGTGGGTTTATGATCATTCACAAGGTTATGATGCATACGATAACCGAGGTGTGGCATTCCCGGTTATCAACGTGAATAGCAAGTGGAACAGCTACTGCGACAGCGGACTGCTTTGCAACGAGATTGTGATGCGTATGCATGGGCGCGACGGCAATGGGAACGGATATTATTTCCCGGAATACCGTCTTGAATGGGAAAACCAGGTCGAGAAGTCAGATGGTACACCGCAAGTGTGCCCGTCATACATGCCTATGCTATGCCGCACAATCCGAAAAGTTCTGTCCGCTGTCGGCTACGATATAGACCTTGAAGGACTAAGGAGGTTATACACTGACAACACTTTATTCAGGCGCATTTTCATCGTCACGGCCAACAACCGTGTGGACATCGCAAAGGCTTTGCCTCACTGGACGGTGAACGAGTTTCTGACACAAGTCGAGAGATTCCTGGGCATCGTTGTTGAGGTTGACGAGATAACCAAGTCCTGCACGCTGGTGAACCACCAGACATGGTGGACCGACACCCCGCTTCCCATCGAAGATATTGTTGATGAATACACGTCAGAAGTGGAGAAAGAAGACACCAAAGATGTGAGCAACGGTAACATCGGGTTTAGCATGGAGGACAGCGAATATCACCTTTCGGAAGACATCCTTGGGGCTGCCACTATAGATAATCGCTTCACAACTTTCGAACAGATGCAGGCATTTCTGCGCAGTGGTGCTTCGGCGGACGACAAAAACAAGCTGTTCAATGTTCAAGGGCACCAGTTTATTCTTGCTACTATTAAAGATGCGAATGGCGATGTCACCGAATACTACTTCAAAGAGGTGAATCAGTTTGGTGCCCTCATGAGGCAACCCGACAAAAAAGACATTGATGTCGAGTTGAAAATTGTACCAGCTACAACTACACTGCAGAATGTTCCATTCGTAATCACATCAACATACACTGAAAATGGCAAGACCTACTATATTGAACAAAAGGCGGCAGAAGTGCCAATGCCGATACTAACTATCGAAGGTCCTTCTGATGTTGGTGAAAAGATGTTAGTTCGTGCTGCCGATAGTGTGAAGACAGATCTTGAATCGCTCATATCGGGTGAGACTTCTGTCGACAGCGCATCAGAAGTCGATAAAATGTATGTGGCATACGTGCCTGAATCAATGACTGCCATTGCCAACGAAGACATGAGCTGCGTCGGTGAATACCCGGTGGTACAGCCATGTTCAGCATACGAGGTTAAGAGTAGCGGCTATGGCAATAAGCATAACAGCGCACAGAATTTCTTGACACTGCAGCAACTGCAAGACAAAGAGACAATCGGCAACACGAGTTTTGCTGATGGAACCGTCATCGATACAACCGTGAAATATTGCATCAAGTTTATTTCAAATGAGGTACTGAAACCTACTAGAGCATTTCTCATTCATGGGCAAAGGTTCGCCTGTGAGAAACTGGAATACAACATCACGGCCAAAGGTGTGTCACCTCTTGTTACGGGCTATTTTTATAAGCTGGATTAAAGATTTCCTTTGAAGTGCTTGGTCTCCTCATGCACGGCTGCATCGCGACCTTGCAGGTACTTGTTTGTGGTGCTTACATCGCTGTGCCGTGCCTGGTCTCTTGCTATGACTATGCCCTCACTATTGGCGAGGTCACGGAGACCACTATCCTTAAGGCTGTAGAACTGGTAGCAGTCACCCCAGCCGAGCCCTTTGCGCACCAACGTATTCCACTTGCGTCGGAACATTTCGCTGTCGCTGCGTGTCGCTGATGGGCGCGTTACCTTTGGCCCAAACAAATAATAATCGTTGGGATGCTGGAACACGCCCAAGTCAATCATGAACTTTATGATTTTATCATTGAGGCCAACCTTGCCGTCACGCTTATTTTTTGAAACTGTTGCATTGATGAATACTGACTGCTCCTTGATGCTGATGTCTTCGAGCTTTATATGGCTCAATTCCTCCGGCCTGATGAAAGTGTAATATTCCATCATGCAAGCGAGGTAGAAATATGGATGCGCCTCTCGAAGATGTGACTCCAGCTGCTTCAACATGGCAGCACTCAACGGCTGCCGCTTCTTGCCGACTTCGGCTATATCCTTGATGACTTCCACAGGGTTGCTTTTCATATATTGCTTCTCGATGAAGAATGCCGCCAACGACTGGCACCACTGCCTATAGTTGTTCCTGGTTCTCGGATTGACTTCTCTATCCAAATAAATATAGTCGAGAAAGTCGCTGACAAATGCCGTGTCGAACTGGTATACATAGCGGATTGGCAGCAACCGCTGAGCGTTGTACTTGCGCAGGATGTTCAATCGTGATGTGTAGGACTTGCGGGTCTTGTATTTCGGCATTCTTTCGACGAATGCCTCATATTTATTTAAGGCTTCCTCTAACAAAGTGTAGGCTCGGTTGCTGTCGGCATCAATCCATGGCGACCAGCCCTCACGTAAAAGTTTGGTCAGCGACTCAATCAGCTCATTGGCTCGCTTGCGTCGCTCTTTGATTTTTTCGATGTTGTCAAGGTGATATTTCTTGCGGCGCATCTTGCCTTCGGCAGGATCGTAGGCATAGAAATCGACATACCACTTGCCGCCAGTATGAAGTTTTGGATAGGTGAACTTCAAAACCTCGCTGAGAGAGTTTAATTTCTTCCGTGCTGCGCACATTTTTTTACATTCTTTGGTGTGAAGAATGCAAATGGTTAAACTTCTATCGTCTATACTGCGTCTATGACTTTTTAATTAATAAAGGGTAACTCGTTGCAATACAACTTGTTACCCTTTATTTAGCGGAGAGGACAAGAATAAATTTTAGTATTCGTCATTATTCCATTGGTTAGCCATCAACCACTTGCACACTTCTTGATAACAAATTTTCGAGCCTTTCGTCTATAACACGTCTATGGATTTTGTTGCCTTTTTAGCAGTTCAACCATCTCCTCCAGTAGAGCAATGCGCTTATCCTTTTCCTCTATAATTTGTTCTAAAGATTTAGCCTTTCCACGCAATTCGCCAATGGTTATGTTGGCTACATTATTAGAATTGCCCACCACATTGTAACCGTAACTCTTGCTGCGCTGAAACAGCGCATCAATCGGCACGTCAAAGAAATCTGCGATTTTCTCTAGTCGTTCTGCTGTGGGATTGCCACGCACGAGTGAAGATATTGAGCCATTGGTTTGGAGATGAAGATGCTCCAATAAATCTTTGGCTTTCATTCCACGCTCTTTTAGCAACACACTGATAACTTTACCGTTGTACATAGAAACCAATAATTTTAATATAATTTAACTTTAAGAAACCAAGAATATTTTGTTGGTTTTCGCAAATCTATTTAAATTTGTACTCCAAAATTAATTCTATTTTTTAGAGCGACCAAATTTTTATTAACAAAAATACGATTATGGTTATTATTGACTACTACAACAAACTTGACCAAAAAGCCAAGAGTCAATTCATTAAAGATGTGATTGACATTACTGGCATCGCTTACTCCACCTTTTTCCAAAAGATGAAGAATAACACCTTCAAGAAATTGGAAGAAGAAGCCATCATGAACTATATACAAAAATGCCAAGAAGATGATAGAGAAGATTGAATTTTACAACACACCCGACGGATCGGTGTGTTGCAAGCCCGAGGGCAAACCGATGTTTATACTCGATGAGTCATGCAGACCGCTCATCGAGGAAATGATAGTTACCATCAAAGAGCTCTACCCAGATGCTTTCAAAGCTCTGAGTGAACTCTACTCCACCAGCGAGCGAAACCGCTCATTCTACGAATACCGCATTGTGCACCGCTTCATTCGCTGTAACTTTGGCGAATACGATGCGCTGCACGCCGATGTCGATGCCATGGGCGGTTTACACATTGAGGAAGTGAAATGCCCCATGCGTGGCGAATGCCGGCTGGAGGGCTGCGTATGCCGCCCCCGACTACAGTCCACACTCTCGCCTCGCGAGCAACAAGTGGCACTGCTGCTCGGCAAAGGCTACGATAAACCCGAAGTAGCCAATGAGCTTATGATTTCGGTTTACACCGTATCACGCCATGTGGCCAACATCAAGGCTCGACTGCATTTTAAACATACCAACCAGATTATCGCTCACTTTAAAGACAAAGACTAACATGAGTTATATCGGACATAAAATTTCTGATTGGGAAAAAGCCATCAGAAGACGAGATGATATTGAATTTGAAGAAATCTACCTCGAGGACGGTTGGGTGAGCGTTGTCATTGGTACTATTCTGCAACCCACCAAGCATAAGGTGCGTGGCGAGTACCGTAAGCGCAAGCGCCGTGTGAGATGGAACTGCTTCGGTGTGTGCATGAACGCCAACGGCACGTCCAACGGCGATTTGTATAACTTTAATATCAGTCTATGAGTCCATGATCAGCGAGAGAGATATAGAAAAAGTTCTGAACCGGGCCGACATTGTTGATGTCGTAGAAAGATGCATGGGTTCATTGGGTCGGGGCAATAAGGCTTGTTGCCCGTTCCACAACGAGCGCACGCCATCGTTCCATGTCAACCCGCGCACTCAAACATGGCATTGCTTCGGGGGGTGCCCCCAGGGGGACAACGGTGGCGACGTGATTAACTTCGTGATGAAGTATAAACACCTCACCTTCCCCGAGGCAGTTAAAGACCTTGCACAGCTCTACGGGATCAAAATAGAAGATACACGCGACATTCGCACTGCAGAAGAAATACAGGCACAGCAAAAGCGAGAAGCTATGCTTGCCATCAATCAATGGGCTGGCCAATTCTACGTCAAAGCCATTACAGCAGACAACGACAAGGCGAAGTTTGCACTGAACTATGCAGTCGAAAGTCGCGGCTGGGGCGCTGAATATGTTGCAGAGAACGGTATTGGCTTCGCTGACGGGACACGTGACTCGCTTTACCAGGCAGCGAAACCGGCTGGGCAGCCCATTGAGTTGATGATAGAACTTGGCTTGCTTCGCAGAGGTGAACACGGTGACATCTATGATTTCTACCGTGACCGGCTTATGATTCCAATTCGTGACAGATTCAGGCGCATCATCGGCTTTACCGCTCGCGCACTGGGTGAGAGCAAGGCTAAATATATCAACAGTCCTACAAGCGCAGTCTATGAGAAGAAAGAAACTATCTTCGGCATAGACAACGGTATCACAACAGCACGCAAAGAGGATAGATTCTACCTCGTGGAAGGTGCACCAGATGTCATCAAGCTGCAAAGCATCGGCATAACCAACACGGTAGCCTCGCTGGGCGGTGCATGGAGTGCCGCACACTTCGAGCAGCTGCACAAACACGCCAACCGGGTCTGCTTCATCCCTGACGCTGACCCACCAAAGCACGGCGAGAAGATGGGTGCAGGGAAGAAGTTCGTGTGCGCCAATGGCATGATAGCACTGAAAGCCGGCTTGGGTGTCACCGTCAAAGAAATCCCAGAGGATCCTGACGAGAAACGTGACCCCGACAGCTATATAACTAGCGGTGCCGTGCTCGCTGCCATCGAGGAGAAAGACTTCATAGTGTGGTATGCCGAAATTCTCTTTGAACCTTGCGAGACGGTCGAAGCCAAGAGTGCCGTGGTGAATGAGCTGACAAACCTATTGGCCATCATTCATGATGATGTCAAGGTGCAGATGCTTTTGAAGCAACTGCAGAAGCTATACCCCGACAAAGCTTTGTGGAAGTCTGCACTGAATGCAGCTCGCAAGGCGAACAAAGAGGAGAAAGTTTCGGCTGACAAAGTACAACTTCTCAACAAAGAGCTGCTGGCTAAATATGGGTTTTACGAGAGTGGCCACTGCTACTGGTCTATCGGCAAGGATGGAGAGTGCCAATGGAGCAACTTTGTAATGGAGCCGATGTTTCACATCAAAGACCCATTACTGCCTAAACGACTCTACCGCATCACAAACTATCGAGGCATATCTGAAATTATAGAACTCAAACAAGATGAGTTATCATCACTCGGTAAGTTCAGGCAGAAAATTGAGGGTCTTGGCAACTTCATCTGGTTGGCTAAAGAAGAACACCTCACTAAATTGAAAATGTTCCTCTATGAAAAGACTGAAACAGCCATTGAGATAACACAATTAGGTTGGCAAAGCAAAGGCTTTTTTGCTTATGGCAATGGCTGCTTCTACAATGGCAACTGGCATACCACAGATGATTATGGCATTGTCCGCCTTGGTGATGAATTGGGCAACTTCTATCTGCCATCAAACAGCCTTATCTATCGTGACAACCAAAAGTATTTCGCCTTTGAACGGCAGTTTGTTCACCTGGCTCTGAATGGCATATCACTTAGAGACTATGCCGTCAAACTCATAGATGTTTTTGGAGACAATGCCAAAGTCGGCATCTGCTTCTTGCTGGCAACTTTGTTTCGTGATGTTGTTGCTGGGTTCACAAAAGCTTTCCCTATCCTCAACCTATTCGGCCCTGTCGGCTCAGGTAAGAGCGAGCTGGGTCACTCGCTGATGTCATTCTTTATCATCGATAACACACCGCCAAACATTCAGAACTCTACAGTGCCAGCAATGGGTGAGATTGTTGCCCAATGCGCCAATGCCCTTGTACATATTGATGAATACAAGAACGGAATCGACTACCTAAAGATTGAATTCTTGAAAGGTCTATGGGATGGCAGCGGTAGAAGCCGCATGAATTGGGAGGAAAAGAAACGTGAGATAACTTCCGTTGACTGTGGTGTTATCCTTAGCGGTCAGGAAATGCCGACCGCTGATATCGCATTGTTCACCCGTGTGATATTCCTCACATTCAACAAAAGTGTGTTCAGCGATGAAGCAAAGCAAAAATTCGAGGAACTAAAAGAAATCCGAAAGCGTGGCTTATCGCATATCACTTTGCAGATCCTCAAACATCGCGCGAAGTTTGAGGCTGAATTTGTCGGCAACTATAACACTGCGTTCAGTGATATAGTTGAAAACACTCGACATGAGGATGTGCAAGACCGCATCTTGCGGAACTGGTGTGTACCACTGGCAGCCTTCCGCACGCTCAGCGGAGTGCTTGACCTGCCTCTTGAATACAACGACCTGCTTAAGATATGCGTTGACCATGTGCTGATGCAAAATAGCGAGTGCAAGTCAAGTAATGAACTGTCAAACTTTTGGAATGTGGTGGCATATCTTATGCAAGACGGTCAGATATTCAAGGACAGCGACTTCAAAATTAGGTATGTCTCACGCTTCAAATGTGACACGACCAATGTTATTGAGTGGTCCAGGGCACGACCGGTGTTGCTGCTACGCAAAAACAGGTTGTTCATGCTATACAAACGCAACGGCAAGCAAGTTGGTGATACAACTTTGCCAGCCGAAACACTGGCATACTACCTTGAGAACTCGAAAGAGTATATAGGGTTGAAACGCTCTGTGAGGTTCAAAAACATCATCGACGGGCGGCACGAAACTACCGTTGAAAAAGACGAATGGGGCAACGATAAACTGAAGACCACTGACAGCGTTGACCGTGCATATTGCTTCGACTATGAAATGGTTCGTGACAATTATGGCATCAACCTGGAAGTGGTTGCCAGTGGTGTGGAAGATGACCTCGAAGAACCACGCCCAGAGCCAAAACAGCAGATCATTCCTTACTAAAACTTGATTGTCGAGAGAAAAAAAGCACTTTTCTTGAAAAAATGTATAATAATTTTGTTATATCACGTTTTTGTTATATCTTTACATTGTCAAATCAAACGAACGACTAATATGAAATGGTCAGAACTTAAGAAAATCGCCGTTGAACATGGCTTCGAGTTTAAGAAGCACGGCAAGAAACATGATGAGTACGTCAACCCGACGACAGGTGTAAAAATCCAAATTGAGCGACACTGGAGCCAAGAGGTCAGACCAGGATTGATGAAGCGACTGAAACAAGTCATCGGGTTCTAAAAGAAAGGGGGAGCAACCCTCCCCCCCCCTCATTAAATAGATTATTAACGATTAAACGATACTCTTATGAAAGTTCAAATTGAGAAACAAAGCGACGGCACATATATCGCCTACAACACGACGGGTGACATGGTGCAGCTCATCGGCACCGGTGACACTGTTGCCGAAGCCAAGAGCGACTTCATGAATTCCATCGAGGAAATCATTGAGTCCTATAAAGAGGATGCTCAACCTGTACCCGTTGAACTGACCGAAGAACCAGAGTTCTACTTTGACGTGAGCTCTCTCTTTGAATACTACAGTGTAATCAATGTAAGTGCCTTCGCCAAGATGGTAGGCATCAACGACAGCCTTTTGCGCCAATACAAGCGCGGGGGCACATACATCAGCGATGCACAACTTTGCAAAATAGAGGCTGGCATTCACCAACTGGGTAGAGAATTTTCAAGTCTGCGTCTCGTTTGATTTGACACACTTACGACCATTTGCAGACTTGCGCCCCACGGTCCCCACGGCCGTGGGGCTTTTTGTCTGCCGTGAGCAAAACACATTATTTTTTTGAGGTGGTTTTGTCTGCTACATAAGCTACAGAGGCTACAATGCAGGAAAACAACGATTTAAGCAAACTACACACCGACTACAATGCGCTACAACGCGCTACATTTTACTACATATTATAGACTTTTACTACATATCATATACAAATACTACAAATGTAGCACTCTCCAATTATATTGTAGTTTTTATATTTTACTCTTTTTCAATGCTTTATGGTTTTGTTGGCGATTGTAGCGCATGTAGCTCTGAAGATATGTTCGCCAAAAATATTTTTTTGTTTTCGTCAAGATGATGTCGAATCCAATAAAATTAGTACCTTTGCGGTGTCTATGAGCCAATTCATCATCTATATAAAGCTGGAAAAGTATCTCAGCGAGTGGTTAACACACTCGCTGGGCTGCCCTGTTCGGTTCCCTAACGGTTCAAATGAGAACGCAGTGATCCGCGCCTTCATCCAGCAGACACCAGAGGGCGAAAAGCCTGAAACTGCTGCCGAAGGTATGACACCAATATATATTCCCGACAGCAAAGCCAAGCCTCCAGTGAGCTACAACTATATGACCGATAGCGGCAAGAAAGCCGTGCGTGAAGCTATCATGGACCTGTTCACGCGCAATCTGTGGAACGAGCTTCGTCCTATTGACTCCATCAACATTGGTGTGAACACACGCATCGCAGCCTGGTGCGAAATGCACGGCATCGGTCTCGATCGTGTGGAGACGGTCAGGCAGAAATACTACCGCATCCGCGAGGCTTACAAAAAAAGGGGCATCAATCTGCAAAATTTCACCCGAAATAATTCAGACAAAGACCCTTGATTTTCGGAAACGTGAACAACCTTGCACAACCTTGCACAACTCTGCACAAACTTAAACAATATGACACAACTATTACAGAACATCTACCGAGTCGAGTTCATTGAGACTCGTTATCTGAGCAACATGGTGCTGCTTGGCAATAATGGGGCCGCTCTAAAATACTGGCGCAACTTTATCGAATTGTGCCTGGTTGGGCTTGCAGATGTGGTAGTGAGTCAAACAGTTGACAATGGCAGCCGTTTGACTACTGTCAAGCTTACAGCTCGCACAACTAGCGACTTTGCTGTTGACAACCGAAGACTGGCATGGCGCATTACTACCGTCACCGGCGATCAATACCTTATCGGCACAACCGAGCAACCATTCCCGGTTACAACTGTTGCTAATGACTTCCCCGACAAAGCAACATCGCAAAGCGGAAAGAAGATCACTGTATCGTGGCAAACACCACTGAATATCCTTAAAATTAAGGCTTGATCAGTATTTTTGCACTTTTGTTAACCCATTTATCTTTGCAACAAATTATCTTACAATGGACTACCAACTTATTATTGACGATTACATCGGCGGCTGGTGGGGCAATAGCAAAAGACAGATTCGAAACCGCCTGTCGGAGTACGCCGACCAGCACGTTGACGTGAAGATATCTTCACTCGGTGGCTCACTGGACGACGGACTAGACATCCGCCAACAATTCATCGACCACGGCGACGTGACCGCCTACCTGCATGGTTTCGTGGCAAGTGCTGCCACGATCATCGCCATGGGTGCCAAGCACATTGTTATGGGCAAATATGCGCTGTTCCTGGTGCATCAATGCTCCAACGAGGTGTTTGTGTGGGAACAGATGAATGCCTCAGACCTGGAGGCGCTCATAGACCAGCTGAAAAAGAACATGGAGGAAAACGCTAAAATCGACACTGTGCTTGCCGCCATGTACGCTTCGCGCTGTAAGAACCACTCGCGAGATGAACTTCTCGATCTGCTCAAAGAGAGCAAGTGGCTCACCGCACAAGAGGCTCTTGACTGGGGGTTCATTGACGAGATTCTTGAAGAAGATGACGAAGCTCCAGAACTGACCAACGCACTCGCCAAAAAAATCAATGCTGCGGGGCTGCCACTGACCGGGTTGGAAATCCAACCCGACCGTGGCGGTATGCTGCAGCCCATCTTTGACTCCTTGAAGACGATCAAGGACATGATTACTCCCAAAGATAAACTCGCTGCGTGTGAAGACACCAGCTCAAATCAATTGTATATGGACAAAGAATTCAAAACCGTGGCGAGCGTGCTCAAGGTTGACTCTCTCGCCAGCAAAGACGGCTCAGTGACTCTCACTGCCGAACAGATGCAGGCGATTGAAGACCGCCTGAATGAGCTCGAGTCGCAACACTCTGACGATGCCAACGCCATCGCCGAGCGCGACAACACTATCAACAATTTGGAGCAGCAAGTCAAGAACCTGCAAGAGGCTCCAGCTGATGAGACCAACAAGGTAGATGAGGCTGACACAGACAACCAGCCTCGCACCAGCAAAGACATGTTTAACTCTATCAAAGACCTGATTTAATATGGGACAAATGACAATCACTCCTGAAGCTCTTGCTCTGAGCGGCCACAAATTCCGCAAAGAACTGCTTCAAATGCCTGTGCACGCCATGCAGGAGACCGTGCAGCACATGACCGTGCGCCGTGGCATCCGCTATGCGGAGACTGTGGGCGAACTCACCGGTAACATCGACCTGGGCCCCTACAGCGAGACCCGCATCGACAACGATGGCATGAACATCAATGGACGCACGCTCTACACCTTCCTGGGTAGCGTGGTGAAGAAGTTCTCGCCTAACAGCGTGGTCAAGTCTATCTATGACAGCGCAGTCACCAAAGGTGAGAATCTGAAAAGTGTGGATATCGCCCTGCGCGTGCTCTCTTATCTGACCGCCAAACTCGGTGGCAACTTGCAGTCGCACATCTGGGATGCTAAACGTAACGACAGCGGCACTACAAGTGCTGACCTTTTCAATGGTTTCGACACCATTACTACTGCCGAGATTGGTGCTACCACACCAACCATCTCCACTTCTATTGGCAACCTCTATGAGTTCAGCGAAGCAATCACTGCAAGCAATGCAGTCGACATGATCAAGGCATTCTGTGAGGCTGCCAGCGAGCTGCTCGTGGATGCCGGTCAGCAAGTGAAGCTGTTCTGCTCACCCGCCATCTACCGTGCTTACCTCAAAGACTATCAGGCTACCGTGGGTGCTATCCCCTACAACACCGAGTACAAGAAGGCTGTGGTTGAGGGTTTTGAGAATGTGAGCTTCGTGCCTCTGTACAACAAGGCCAACTCGCCTTACATCCATCTCACCACACAAGGGAACATGCTCGTGGGCGTGAACCAGGAGGGCGAAGAAGAGGACATCACCATCGAGAAGCATGAGGCTTTCGTACTGCAGTACATCGCCACCATGTTTTTCGGCGTGCAGTTTGAGAGTATCAACAAGGAACGCCTACTTGTGGGCAAACTATATAATGGTTAAGAAAGGAGACTGAATTATGGCAAACACTAATACTTGCGCATCGACTGCGCTTTATGAGTCGCTTGTTCATTGTAAGGGTGCTACTGTGCTTCCCGGTCTGAGGCCTCATGTGTACTACATCCCCAAGCGTGACATCGTGACCTTCCCCACACCGCCTAACACCGTTGAGAGTGGAGGCCACATGGGAGACCTTGCCACTATCAGCACCGACTTCGTGCTTGCCGCTGATGCCAAGTGGCGAAAGATTGACATCGTGAGCAATGCCAGCAATGTGAACAGCGAGAGCCAGGGCGAAGCACCGAGCAAGACGTTCAACAACACTGGCGTGTTTAAGTACCCGGGCAACAATGCCGAAGCTGCCGCTTTCTGCCGACAGGCTAATGCAGACGATATCGTGTATCTGTGGCCACAGCGTGATGGTCAGTACCGCGTGCTTGGCAACCCGATGTTCGAGACTAACACCACTCCCTCACAGGAGAGCGGCAGCGCCGAGACGGATGCCAGCGGTACAACCATCAACGTGGCTGTGACCGACATCATGCCTTCGCCTTTCTACACCGGCAAGATTGAGACCGAAGACGGTAATATCAGCGGTGCTAATGGCTCGCCTATCGCAGGTGGATAACTTATTGCGTTCAGCATACGTAGCCTAGGATAGACCCCTTCCCAGGTCGGGCACCAGTCGCTAACAGTGGCCTGAACTGCCCGAACTTTTTAATTTTCTCACATTATGGACAACAAAATAACTGAACAACTCACTGATTGGCTTAACACGCCACGAGAGAACCGCGACATCCCGACTGGCGCGATGCTGCTGCTGCGGTTGAACAACAACCGCTTCCTCTATGCCAACATCCTGCGTCGGCCTGATAAGTTCGCCGACAAACTGGAGTACGAGCTGCGGAAACACTTGCGCATCCGTCTCGATGGACTTACCCGTGCGGACGTCATCAAGCTGGAGGCACAAGTGATTCCTGCAGCAAAGAAAACGCTTGCCACACCTCCGGCAGTCATCTCTACCGACGATGAACTGCCCGAGGCTAAGGTGGCGACAGGGCGACGTGCCGACCACGACTTGCTGCCACCTGAAGTGCAAGCGTTATGGGACAACAACCTTCAACTGTACAAAACCATCAAGAATGTGTTTGAACAGCTAAAGACGATGGAGAAGGCACAACCGTGCGACAGGTATGAGTATCTGAAGATACTGGATGATGCCGACCGTCGGTACCGCGCCAATCTTGAGCAGTATGACAGCTTCGTGGCTTCGGGTGAGCCTGTGGCTGCCGCCACAGACAACACCAACAGCGATGAAGCGCAGCGCAAGATTAACGCGGCACGGAAAACGCTCACCAAGTATAAGAAAATTCTTGCCAAGGCAGGCGAAGGCACTGAGCGTGCCGAGACTGCTCGACAGAAAATCATCGCTTGTATCGAAGTGATACGAGAGAACGGCGGCGTGGTGGGCGCTGCGGTTACTGCCGATTTGAAGAAGCTTGGCATAGTCATTGATGACAATGCCGAAGCGTGAGGTCAATCACCTGAAACCATTGTCAACAACGCCCTGCCAGGCTTATTTTGACAACCGTTTACAGCTCGCAGACGTGATTGCCCAGGTGTTACAACAAATCGGACCAGCGGCACTCACCATCTCCACCTTCTCTACGAGCGATGGTTTCTTGCGCCGATTGCACCGCTTGAAGAATAACGGTTTGGTGACTTCGTGCTCACTCTATGTTGACCTGAAAGCAAGCCGAAAGACTACTCTTATCGCTGGCTTTATCAAGTCGGTCTGCGATAATGTCTATCTCTGCGAGAACCACAGCAAAGTGGTGCTGCTTCACAATGATCATAATAATGTGACCATTGTGACCTCGCAGAATCAGACACAAGGCAACCGCACCGAATGCGGCATCATTACTACTGATTTAGAGATTTATCAATATATCGCTAATGGATTCCTACAACTCAAAGCTTCTGCACTACCTCTCGACAGGCTTTGACCAAGATATGCTTGGCCGCATCGCTGAACTGGCTGCCGCTCTAACGCCCATCAGCGAGATAGCCGCCCTGCTTGACATCGATGAGGACATGCTGCGGCTCGCCATCAACGACAAGTCTTCACCGGTGCGAAAGGTGTATTTCAAGGCTAAGGCCGAGACTGCCCACAAACTGCGTAAGCAGGAGATTGAACTGGCTGAGGTGGGCTCGCCACTGGCGGTGCAGCTCACCAGTGCTTACCTGCGCGATATGCAAGCTGACGAAGATCTATGATACCAGCTATCCTCGATACAGCCAAAGACTACCTTTTTGCTGATGTCAGCAAAATGGAGGCTGCCGGTCTGCCAGCAGTCACGCAACGCCATCTGATCCGGCTGCGTGACATCTACAACTATTGGCTGAAGTTTCCGCTCACCAAAGACCGTGACTTGGTGGCATACATCCAGCAGGTGTATGAGCTGCAAGCGACGCAAGCCTACGCCGACCTGCGGTTGGTGAAGGCTCTGTTGGGTGACTTGCAGAAGTCCACCAAGGAATATCACCGCTACCGATTCATCGAGATGGTTAGTGCTGCCTATGAGATGGCACGCATCAACCGTGATGCTAAGAGTATGGTGGCAGCTGCCGATAAGTATGCCAAATACACCCAGCTCGACAAAGAAGACCTCGTTGACCGTGGCTTCGATAAGATAATGATCCAGCCGTTTAAGCCGACGGATGACCCGTCGGTGGCTGGCTTCAAACCGGTGCCTAACATCCGCGAGAAGATTCAGAAGAAGATTGCCTCGTACTGGAACGAGGAAATCGAAGAGGTGGAGTTTGAGGCTGTTGAGTTCAATGAGGATGATATATTCAAACCAAATCCGAAACAGGATGAAGCAGCCGATTGAACCACAGCCGTTCTACTTGAACGACATTCAGAACGAGGTTATCTATACCGGCGCAAAGGATACCATCCTCTGCGCCGGACGTGCATTGGGCAAGGGTGTGGTGCATGCCATGTGGAACTTGCGCAATATGCAGCGCATGCCTGGCAGCATCACCGGCATCGTTTCTCCCAACTGCAAGCGTGCGCTCACCAACACGCTGCCGTCGATGTTGGTGCATTGGGAGAAATTGGGCTACCTGCGCAACGTGCATTGGTGTATTGGCATCAAGCCTCCTAAAGCTTGGCATTGGCCCGAGCCTATCTTCCGTCCTGAGAACTATGAGAATGTGCTGTCATTCTACAACGGCAGCATTGGCTTTATCATATCACAGGACCGAAGCGGCACATCGAACTCTCAGTCTTACGACGCACTCGACATCGACGAAGCTAAGTTCATCGACTTCGAGCAGCTGAAAGACGAGACGTTGCCAGCCAACCGAGGCAACCGTCAATACTTCGGCAAGCACTACTTCCACCACGGCATGCTGATTACCAGTGATATGCCTGTGACCAAGAAGGGCTCGTGGTTCCTGGAGTATGAACACAAGTGCGACCCTGAACTTATCCAGCTTATTCAAGCCACGGTCTATGAGGTGTGGCGTGTGGAGCAGAAGATTAAAGCCATGATTGCTCAAGGCAAGACTATCCCTGCTTGGCTGCGCTCACAACTGCGCACGCTCAATCGTGACCTGTGCCGAATGCGCTCGGTGGCCACCTACTACCGTGAGGCATCGACTATCTACAATATGCAGGTGCTGGGAGAGGCATTCATCAACCAGCTGAAGCGTGACCTGCCGCCCTTGACATTCCAGACCTCGGTGCTCTGCAAACGCATCGGCATTGCTCGTGATGGCTTCTATTCCTCGATGACAGAGAGCAACAAGTACAGTGCCACCAACTTCTCGTACCTCGATAACCTGGAATATCAGTTCGATAAGATCAAGGAGCCTTCTTCTCTTGCCGATGCTGATGTGGACTTCAACCAGCCGTTGTGTATCGCTTTTGACTACAACGCCAATATCAACTGGCTTGTGGTGGGGCAACCTCGCAAGGCGCAACTGCTTATCCTCAAATCTTTCTTTGTGAAGTTCGAGCGCAAACTGCCCGAACTGATTGATGACTTCTGCAAGTACTATCGACTCCACAAGCGTCGTGAGGTCGTGTTCTATTATGACAGCACGGCTCTCGGCTCGAACTATGCGGTGAACCGTGAGGATTTCCGTTGGGTCATCATCAACGAGTTCAAAACTCGCGGCTGGCGGGTGCGTGATGTGTATATAGGTAGACCTATGCACCACATCGAGAAGCAGCTGCTCATCAACCGCATGATGGCTGGCCATGCTCGCTTGCGCCCGATGTTCAACCGTGAGAACAATGAGGACTTGCTTGTGAGCGTACAGACCGCTGGCGTGTACAATGGCAACAAGGATAAGCGTGGCGAGAAGCTTGCCGAGACCGAGGAAGACAAACTGGAGGCTCGCACCGATGGAAGCGATGCCTTTGACACGCTATGTATCGGGTGCGAGAAGATGCCGCAGTCCTCGCACTCGGTGCAGGTGACTTCTTCATTCTGATTGGGGTGGTAATTGACTCACCACGGCACACCGAAAACGCCCATGGGCGCACGGCGAGCGACCGCTGGCATATTCCGCCGAACTTAAGGCGGTAAGCGGCTCGGTGGCGTAGGGCAGTGGGGGCAGAACTTTCGTTCTGACCGCAAGTTTGCGGTCAAATTGCGCTCGCAACACCCTATTTGTTAAGGGTTTTGCTCGCTTGAGTAGCGAAAAGGTTCGCTTTCACCCATCGTGGGTCGCATCTAAAATAGGGTAATACCCTATCCCAGAAACTTCTACGACCCACGAGATAAACCATTTTCGTGACTCGAAAATGAGAGCGGTGGTAGTCTTTTTATAGACTTCCGCATTGGTTTAACTTTACACAAAAAGCAACGATTATGCCTGATATATCTACAAAAGCAACAGTCGGCATTGAGCTGAACACACAACCTGTGGGGCGCAAGATTGCCGAACTGGAAACGAAACTCGACAAACTGAACGAAAAAAAACGTCAGTTCGAGGCGGCTGGAGACCAGAAAGGTCTTGTGAAAATCCAAAAGGAGATTAACAAGTTCTCTCGCCAACTTGACAACGCTCGCACCGCTTCGGAGCGGTGCAAGGCTGCTTTGGCGAAGCTCAACGAGGCATCGCCAAAGGAACTGCGGCACACCCTCAAGCAACTGAAAGCAGACTTGGACCACATGGAACGTGGTTCATCGGCGTGGAAGGCTCATGTCGAAGCCATCAAGCGTGTGAAAGCCGAAATCAAGAATGTCGATGCCGAGCTTCGGGAACATGAGGGTCTGCTATCACGACTTAACAGAAAGGTTAATGAGTGGGGCATGAGCATCGCCAGTGCTGCCGCTGCTTTCACCGGCTTGGTGTTCACTGCACGCCAAGCGGTGCAAGCCTATGCCGACATGGAGGCCGAGATGGCAAATGTTCGCAAGTTCACCGGCATGACAGAAGAGGATGTCGAAAAACTAAACGAGTCGTTCAAGAAGATGGACACTCGCACCAGCCGTGAGGACTTGAACAAACTGGCGCAAGAGGCTGGGCGTTTGGGCTTGCAGAGCCAGGAGGATGTGCTGGGCTTCGTGACAGCCGCCAACCAAATCAATGTGGCGCTCGATGACTTGGGCGAGGGTGCCACGCTGACGCTCTCGAAACTGACCGACATCTTCGGCGATAAAGACCGCCTCGGTGTGGAGCAGTCACTGCTCGCCGTGGGCTCGGTCATCAATGAGCTGTCGCAGAACTGTACTGCTTCGGCTCCATACCTCGCACAATTCGCTCAGCGTCTCGCCGGTGTGGGCAAGCAGGCGAACATGACAATCCCTGAGATAATGGGCTTCGCTGCCGTGCTCGACTCGCAAGGCCAAGCGGTGGAGATGAGTGCCACGGCTCTCTCGCAACTTATTATGAAGCTGTTCCAGGATCCTGCCAAAATCGCCAAGGCTACCGGCATGGACCTGCAGGCTTTCAACAAGGTGCTGAAAGAGGACACCAACGAGGCTCTGTTGATGCTCCTTCAGCGACTGAATGAGCTTGGCGACATCAGCGCGTTGGCTCCTGTTTTCGATTCGATGGGCACCGATGGCGCACGAGCCTCGCAGGTTATTGCCGCTCTCGCTGGCAATGTGGAAATGGTGAAGAAACAGCAGCAAGCCGCCAATGTCGCTTTCAAACAGGGTACTTCGGTCACGAAAGAGTACAACGTGCAGAACAACACCGTGCAAGCCGGGCTTGACAAAGCCAAGAAGGGCTTCCACGAGATGGCGGTGGAGTTGGGGCAGAAACTGGCTCCGGCCATGAAGTACGCCATCACAGGCACAAGTGCTATGATGCATGTGCTGTCGGGGGTCATCTCGTTCATCAGCGACTACGCTGGTACTATTATCTCTACCGCAATCGCCATCGGTGGTTATACTGTGGCTGTAAACGCAGCCGTTATTGCTGACCAACTGAAAGTGTTCTGGAATAACGTGCTCATTGGTAGTTTCAAGAAACTATGGGCGGTTATTGCCGCTAATCCCTATGGTGCTCTTGCAGCTGCTATAGGCGTGGTTATCGGTTTGGTCATAGACCATAATAGAGGCCTTACTGAGGCTAAAGCCGCTGAGGAGGCTCTTAATGGTGTCCGTGAGCAAGCCCGTAAAAAAATTGTTGACGAACAGACTGAACTTGAAATCCTCATTGCGGCTGCCAATGACGCCACTCAATCATATAAGAATCAGAAAGCGGCTGTTGACAAACTGAACAAAACCATACCGGGCTTCAACGGTAAAATTGATGCAACTACCCGCGCCTTCAGCTATTCAAAACGGGCTCTTGATGAATATATCAATAGCCTTATTCGTCTCTATGAAGTGGAGGGTGCCAAGGAAAAATTCAAGGAACTTGGTAAGGAGCGTGCTGGCTATGTGATTGAGAAAAAACAGTTTGAGAAAGAAATCGCTGATGAGAAGCAACGCCAACGGGAAGAATATTCTCGAATGGCTGGTAATCCTAATTATTCCACATCACAAGGCGGCAGCATGCCAGCTGTTGCCAGTATCTCGATGAGCAATGATGCAACCTTGCGCGGCCTTGAGGCACGTCTTGATCGCATCAACAACAAACTAAAATACACCGATGCTTCTATGCAAGCCCTCAAAGATGAGTATGGCAAAGACTGGTATGCTCAAGACCAAGGCAAACCGATAACTCCTACAAGCGATATCCATCCTACTGGCGACCCTGGTGGCGGCCGTGGCAACTCTGACTTCACTCCTTCTGATGAAAAGGCTGAGCGTAAGGCTGAGGCAGATCGCAAGAAAAAAGAGCGTGAGGCACGTGCAGCGCAGCGCAAAAAAGAGCAAGACGCTGCTAAAGTTAAACGCCTTGCGGATCGTGTGACTAAACAAGAATACGAGCAAGCTCTTAAAGACACTGTTGAAGACCGCGCAAAGGCAGAAACAGAAGCTTTGCAACTTTACAAAGCCGGTGAGCTCGGCTACTATGAATATCTCGACCGCATGGCTAATATCGAGGAGGAGTTTTGGAACTCTCGACTCGATACCTATGAGGCTTTTGGCAAGGCTGAAAGTGATGACTATGCCAAAGATGCTAAAAAACTCGAGGAGGCTAAGACAAAGCATGAGCAGCAGATGACTCAAATCCAAATCACCGCTGCCCAACAACGCCGTGACCAAGCAAAGCTTGATGCTGAAATGGAGTTTTACAACCCCGATAACAAAGAGGCTTTTCACAACCAACAATGGCTCAACGACCGTCGCGCTAAACTTGAACTCGACTATCTGCAAGAGGTTATGAAAATCCATAAAGAGGGTTCTAAAGAATGGCTCGACGCAGAAAAGGCCCTTGACAAAGCTGCCAAAGAGGAAGAATTGCGCCAACGCAAGCAGATGGAGCAAAACATGTCTGCTTGGCTATACATCTATTCGCAGCAAGGCGCAAAGACTCGGATGGATGCGGAACTGCGCGTTGCAAAGCAACTCTACGACCAAAAACTGCTCAAAGATGAGGAATATCAGGAAGCTCGTGCTGCAATCGAGAAAAAGTATCGTGACGAGGTGAACTCTAAGACCGGCACAAAAGCCAAGAATCAAGATTTCGACGATGCCAAAGGTACCTACGAGCAGCAGATGAAAGCCCTCGAGGATGCACGCAAGCAAGGGCTTATCTCACAAGAGGACTATGAGTCGCGCAAGTTCCAAATCACGCAGAACTACCACAACAAGGTCGTGGAACTCATCAAAGGTCAAGGCTCGGAGTGGTCAACCATGGTCACCACGCTCGTCGAGACTTGGAAGGCTGGCTTCGAGAATCTCGGCAGCACCTTGCCTGAGAAACTCAAAAGCATCGCAGATATGGCTTCGGCGGCATTCGCTATAATGAACGAGGGCGTGAAGTCTTACACGGCCTATGCCAACGCCAGCCGTGACCTCGAACTTGCTAAAGTTGAAAAGAATTACAAAGCGCAGATTGACGCTGCTGGCAACAATGACAAGAAGAGAAAACAACTTGAAGAACAGAAAGAGAAGGAGATCGCTAAGATTAAGACCAAGTATGATAAACGTGCTATGGTCATCGAGATGGCGCAAGCCGTGGCATCGACAGCAATGGCTGCGATTAATGCTTATGCTAGCGCAGCGCAAGTGCCGATGATTGGTTACCTTCTTGCCCCGATTGCTGCCAGTATGGCTCTCGCGGCTGGTGCCTTGCAAATCGCCACCATCAAGAAGTCGCACCAAGCGCAGCAGATGGGCTACTACGAGGGTGGTTTCACGAGCCGTGACACCAACAACCGCCGTGAGGCTGGCGTGGTGCATGCCAATGAGTTTGTGGCGAACCATAACGCTGTGTCGAATCCTCAGTTGCTTCCTGTGCTTCGTCTGATAGACCAAGCGCAGCGCAACAACACAGTGGGTTCGCTCACTCGAGAAGATGTGAGCCGTGCCATCGGGCAAGGTGCTATACTCGGCGACATGACTGCCAGCCAGCAGCGCACCGCCGAACAGCACGACACGTCGATGGTGATGGTGGCGGCCTCCATGGAGAGGCAGACCGATGCCATCAACGAGCTTAACGCCCGCCTTGCCGACGGCATTGAGTCGTTCATGGTGATGGACGGTGAGCGTGGCTTCGACCGCTCATGGCAGCACTACCAGCGCATGAAGAACAATCCAAAGCGATAGTTAGGCAATAGTTAAGCAATCCAATATTTTAATTTCATATTTATATAGTAACTTGAAGGTGGCGGTGCCAGTGATGGTATCGCCACCTTTGTTTCGCAAAAGCCTCTCGGTGGCTGGTGGGGCATTGTTCGGCTACGGTGGCGGTGAGTGCCGCATACCACCAGCCCATTTCCTCGTTTCAACCATCGTGCCTCTTACCCTTGTCACATCGTCATAATCATCTTGCAACCGTCAAATGGCGGTTGAACGGACTTGCATCTTAGGACTTGCTCCCCTCTCGCGCTCACCCCTTCGACCTTGGCTTGTGGGCTCCCATCAGCGTCACCACCTCTTGGCGATGGCTCGGCACGGTTCTTTCCACTTGCAGTCATCCAAAGGGTTTCGGGTCGGGCATTCGTCGGTGACGGCACCCGCTGGGCTTGCCGGTTGTCGCCAGAATCGGCACACTGCGTGCCCCTGCTCCTTGCCGCCTGGAGGGGATGGTGCTGCGGGCTGCCAGATGTGGCATTGTTCAGCGTCGTGTGTGAGTGTGCCATAACAAATTTTGAGAGTAATTTTTTCTTTTACACCGCAAAGTTACGGCTTGGCTCGATATGCAAGGTCAGGCGCTGTTTCAGTCGAAATCTCCAGCCCTGCGGGTAGTATTTAGCCTTGGAAAACCTTGCTGGCAATCTCACTCTTTGCTCGTCACGAAGCAGTGTAAATAAAAAATTATTCACTCTTAAAATTTCTATGTTATGGTACACATTTCAAACACTTCCGATTTCGAGAACAGTAACAACATCTTCATGGCTGCTCGCTACACGTACATCCCTACCACCGTTAAGGCTGATGGCAAGGCTTGGGGCATCCGCAAAAAAGTGTGGAAATTCAAAGACGGCGACACCGCCATCTCATCAGAGGTCGCCCGGTGGGTTAGCACAACACTCGACGAGTCTATGCCTGACCTCGAAAACTGTACCTTCGTCTGCATACCTGCAAGCAGCGAGGAGAGAACACAGATGCGATACGAACAATTCGCTCAAGAGGTGTGCAAGGCAACGCAGATGGCTAACGCCTACAAGCATATTAAGGTCGAGGGTGAACGCCTCGCTATCCACGAGCACAAGGTGTGCAAGTCTATCTCTAAGGTGCAGGTCTTGAAGTTCGACCGCCGTTTCTTCAACGGACGCAAGGTGATTATCTTCGACGATGTGATTACCAAGGGCAAGAGTTTCGCCACCATGGTTGAGTATCTCGAGGAGATGGGCGCAGTGGTGGTGGGCGGCATCTTCCTCGCCGCTACCGCTTTCCAGCACAACAATGCCTAACCCACCAGCCTCTCACACCGAGAGGCTTTTTTATGCTCAATGTTAATAAATTGTTGAAATCTAAAATATCTTGTTGGTAAATGAAATATATTGCTTACCTTTGCAGCGTACCAAAGTACATAGATCTAACCATCAGGAGGGCTGTCTGGCTGTGAAGCTTGGCAGCCTAAATTTTTGGCACAGAATTTGCTTACTCTAAAAAATAGAGTTATATTTGCACCATCAAAATCGTTATTTCTATGTACAGACTCATCGTTAATATATTATTGGTCGCGTGTTTCGCCCTGCCGTCGTGGGGCAAATATGCCGGTCTTGCCTATGTGGGCGAGATAGAGTGGGATAAGAGACACCAGACTGCCGTTAAACTGATTTGTGATACCACGGCGACTGACACGGTGTGGTCACTCGAGATGCAGGGCGCGGTGGAGCATTATGACACGCTGCTGCTCAAAACGGGCGACGGCAAGGTGTTGGTACTGGTTCCATACGACGAGAAGTTTAACCATGTTACCGACAGCATGGGGCACAGCTCAGTCACGGGTGAACTGATGGAGTTCTATCACTACGAGACGGTGATATACTTCCACATCACCACCACAGCCTTAAACCACATCGCTGAACATGGCATTGCCAAACTTCGCTACGGCCACAACGACTTCTATAGAGATAAGGTTTACAAGCGCAACGAGTTCGGCAAAGACCTTGCTGAAGCCTACCATAAGGTCCTCGAGCAGATGTCTCCCGACTATGTGCCACCACAGAAACCTTCCATCCGGGACGGCTTCTGAAAATTATGTTTAAAAGCATAAAGTGCAAATTTTACAAGATTATAAGATACAGCGTAAGATATTTTTATTTACCTTTGCATGGCGAAATTTCGCAATTATGAAACACCGATATGATATGGAAACTAAAATCACAAGCAATGTTGGATGGGCCGCAAGAACAGGTCTCTTACCAATACATCTCGTTCCTTCTGAGGAAGTGAGTCGTTTTATTATGCTTGATGGCGGTGTTTATGACTTCTGTTTGGATTTTTCTCGCCAAAAGGAAAATTTTGAGTTTTACAAATCTCTATCTTGGTCGGCAAATACTAAGAATTATATTTGTGTTAACCATGATAAAATTATTGTATATAATTGGTTGAAGCCAAAAGGTGACGTTTTACCTGCCACAACGGTAGAGCACAAATTTGACCAATTTATCAACATCTTAAATGCTAGTAGTGTCCGCACATCTTCTGATGTAATGCCGTTTGTGATAAATCTTTTCAGAAGTTTGCGAAATGAAACCATTGAGAGGAAAGAGCCTATTGAAGCCCTCAATCTCCTCTATAGGCTCTTGATATCATTAGAAGAAGACAATTTTAGCGAAGACGTTTGCCGTAAGTGGAATATACGTGCCGACATTGCCATTCCTTCAACTTTTGATAATATAGTTGATCTTATGAGAAAGGGTTCACTTGGGATCAAACCTAATCTGGATCTTATACTAAGACATGGTTCGGGAATGATATTTCAAGAAGCTCACAGAATAGCGCAAAACTTCTCCAAGCAACTCTCTATATTCGGTGGATATTCATCAAATATTGATTTCAAAAGTAAGAATTTGTACTCGAGCACCCACTATACCCCTCAATATCTGGCACGGTCTATTGTTGAAAATTGCATACAGAGAGTGGATCTCTCAAAACAGACGTTACGAATCTTGGATCCTGCATGTGGCTCGGGGTCATTCCTCATCGAAGCGTTAAAGCAGTTGAAAGAGAAGAATTATTGCGGCCAAGTTATAATAGAAGGGCTGGATAGTTCTGTCTGTGCGGTAAGTACAACACAGTTTCTTTTAAACTACGAGAAGCGAGCTGTTTGGTCTGAGGAGAATTTGGAAGTAAAAATCAAGCAAGTCTCTGATTCGTTGCAAGAAGACTGGGATGGTGGATATGATATAATTTTAATGAATCCGCCATTTGTCTCTATGGAGCTACTCAAGGATCCAGCAGAAAAGGATGCGGTACGACAAGTGCTTGCAGAATTGTCTATGTCTCACCGCCCCAACCAAGCTGCTGCTTTCTTGTATAAGGCTATAAAGGCGTTGGCTCCTGATGGATGTCTAGGTGCCGTATTGCCATATTCTATCTTGCTCTTTGACCAATATGAACGACTTCGGGAGGCTATACATTCGATGTCATCGCTTCAAGTTGTGGCTCACCTGGGTAACTTTGTGTTTGAGAATGCCCTTACAGACGTGAGCTTCATGATCTTCACTAAAAAAGCTGATCAAGAATCTCCTAAAGTAATCTGGTGTAGGAATAAGGAAAATGTAGCTTGTGCAGTCACAAAAGCTTGGCGTAAGATGTCATATAATGGAGAAATATCTGTTGATGACTATGATTACAACATCTACACTCCCGGGCAATTTCCGCTTGTTCGTCATTCGTGGAAAGTTATTCAGCAAAGGGATGAGGAATTCATGCGTAACCTCAAAGCATATATGGAACAAGGTCTTCTAAAACCATTATCGTCAGTGCTTGATGTTAAGCAAGGCTTGCTTAGAGGAAACAAATATGCCTTTATTTTAAATAAAGACGAATACGAAAACATACCCCAAAACGAAAGAATGTATTTTCGCCCCCTGGCTTCTTCAGATACCATTAAGAATGGGCATGTTGTCAGGGTAAAATATATTTGGTATCCCTACGATGAAGACGGTTTGATGATTAAGTCAGAGGAAGAGTTGAAATCACTTGATTTTTCTTACGGTTGGTTAAGTCAATGGAGAGCAACTTTGGAAAACCGAAAAGGTGTTAGCCCATGGTGGTCTCTTACTCGCCCACGAAAATTTCAGTACTCCCCAAATTCACATCTTATTTCCAAACGATTTGGTAATTCTTCATCCTTTGCCATCACTGCTGGGGATGAAGTGGTCGAAGAAGGTAACGCACTGTTGCTGAAATCTCGTTTGGTCAAAGATGACATGTATTTCTATTTGTCTGTTTTATCTAGTGGCGTTTTTGATAGACTGCTGTCAATCTATGCCAAGCCACTGCTTTCAGGCTATGATTTAGGTGGAGTGCATATTAAAGATATTCCAGTGCCAGATGTGAGGATGATTTGCGGTTCGACACTTTATCAAAAATTGGTTGAAACAGGCCAAATATATCATGATGGCGACACTGCCATATTGGTTGTTATTGACGATATTGTCAAACATCTTTATCCTCAGGTATGGTAATAGACTCACTTTTGAAATCCTTAAGCAAAAGATTCAGAACCTTCTCTGGAAATGGGTTGTATTTTCAGAAGAAAACGACTTTGGTAATTGAGAGCCAAGGTCAAGAGGATGTGACTATTAACGGCTATAGAACTAAGGCGACTCCATGGTTCGACAATATCTATTTGAATATAAAAATAGTTTTAAAATACTGTGATAACCACAACGATTTTGAACCCTATGTTTCAGTAGTATTCTTCAAAAAAGTAGATTCCAATCTACAACCACTTTTCCGTGCCGAATGGGACAGCTATACTGCTATAGAGGGATATAATCACCCTCAACCACATTGGCATATAGTAGTACGTGAACCAAAAAAGGTAGACACATTTGACAGTTTTGAACAAGATAATGAGGACGCAGGTGACTTTGCAGAATTGTTTGCTCAATCAGAAGATGTAGAGGCTGATATCTACAAAATGCATTTTGCCATGGCTGGTGATTGGGTACATAATGGCAATATGATAACAGAACTAAAAAATGAAGATTCATTGGTTGAATGGATTTATTATTTACTGACACATGTCCGCAAGGAATTTGAATATGTGAAAAACAAATCCTACTCTCCCCTTCAACACGGCTCTTTCATTTAAGATAAAAGTAGAGACATAGTATCCCTTACCCGGTTCATTACGAATCGGGGTGACTTGACAATGCTCTATATCAGAAAGTTGCTATTCTGTCAAAAATCTAAAATTCATTATTTTTGGTATAGGAAACGCAAAAGTCTGGTAAAACTCATAGATACATATCTCATAAGTTCAGCCATGCCCTTTTTCTTGTCAGACCTTTTTTTCCGAAGTCTTTTCCATATCGAGAACACGGAATGGACTATTCTTTGTATGGAGTCAAGATTGCGGACAGCTTTTGCCGACTTGCGTTTTATCCGGTCTTGCAGCAAATTGAAATCCAGTGCCCAATGCATGCTTTCTATCGACCAATGGTTTCGCACCAATGAGCCATCAATTCGTGATGGTTTCTGAAACATGTTGCACAACACTAAATGCAAAATATTATTAAAATTCTTTGGTTGATTGATTGATAGTGCTTACCTTTGCAGACTGAAACGAGGATCCTGACAAGGTGAACCTCCGATAACAACATCAATAATTTTGTTAAAGAACTGATTATGGCAAAACTTGAACATGCACCTTTGTTGGAAGTCATCATGGAATTGACTTGGCAATCTGCTTCTCAAGCTGAGCTTGAGAAATTTCAGATTGCAGTGGGGGCATTATGTTCAAGTCTTAAAGAGACTTATAATACTCCAATATTCTTGCTTCCGGACGCAAACATGCCGATAATGCTGGCTTTAGGTAAACCCGTTTATCGCTGTTTGCACAAGGATAACCCTAATCAGATGTTCCAATTTGGTCCCGGACTATTGTCCGTGAATTTCGTTGGCAGCAATTATGAATGGAGTAACTTTCTTGCGGAGGTGATAAAAGTTGTTAATGCTTTTATGTCTGTTTATCAATTCAACGATGAAAAGCAATTGGGTCTCAACTTAAAATATGTAGACTTCTTCCCGTACAATTTTGCGGCTCGAGGTGACATCTTGCAGTTCTTGAGCGATAAGTTTCATGTCGATATCAAAGTTGATTTCCTGAAAGACCTTAAGGAATTAGGTCTTCGGACGGGTTTAATCACTCCTGCAGGTATTTTCAGGTTGGTTCTTAACACTGCTCAACTGACTAAAACCAAAGACATTGGTTTTATTATTGAGAGTCAAATCAACAATCTTGTTCCAGTAAACAACAACGAAGTCTTCAAAGCTATTATTTGCAATGCGCATGAACACTTGAGTGCGTTCTTCAAGAAGATGACTTCTGGTGATTTGTATGAATCTTTCAAGTAACATTGCTATTATGGAAAAGACTGCTGTTAAAACATGGGTTTTCACGTCACTGTTAATCACAATGCCTGGAATGTTTGAAACGCAATCGCCGACCAATCTCAGCGCTTCCGTTACAACCATGGCTCAGACCGAGCTATCTACTTCCGAATTAATAAACATTTCCAAACGGAATACAAAAAGGAAGATAAAAGTAAGGTCGCGTCGCATAGAACACAATGATGCGGTATTGGCACAACTGCTGAATGAGACTATTGAATCTCAATCACAAACAATCCGTACGGAAAACATTGACTTGCGCTCATTGCTTCGTGCGACGTCTGGTCATACCATAAAACCGATGGAGAAATGGCTTTAAGTAGTAGAGTAAATCAGAGACAGATTGTATTTGTTAACTGGAAATTTCCAGAAGAACCTGGTTTACTACCTCACCCCGCAATAGTAATATCAACCAGTGATCTTTTTGACGCAGAACCAATGTTCTATGCGGTCTTAATATCCTCGGCTAACTTTCACCCGGAATATACAGTAGAAATCAGCAACTCTGATTTGAAAGGTTCTGATAAACTTGATCATGATAGTTATGTTGTGACGCACTTTATCTCATATTTTGAACTTAATGATACTAATATACAGCCGTTGAATGCTTTTGTAACAAAAGACAAATTTGAGGAAATTCAAAATAAGATTATAAAAAGCGTGATGGGGCTTGATGTTGAATAACTCACCCCATCAAAATATGCTCCACCCCATCAATCCGCATAAATCCGAAAAAATGCGGATATTTTTTGTACCTTTGTCGCATATCAAAGGTTATTTCTATGGGAGCTATTCTTATTATATTGATCTTCATATTTATAGGTCTTATCATCAAAGTGGCTATTGATTCTTTTGATAAAGCCTCAAAAGACAAAGCGACTATTAAGGATTTGCCAAAGCAAGATCCTATAGTTGCCACCGTGGACAATGATGGTAAATACTGGTTAGAACTGCGCGATAATCTAATTAAGCAACACAGCCATGAGCGTAGTGTGACATTCTATGTCGTTGGTGGTATATATAGGTCTCAAGCAGCTCAAGAAGAATATACACTTATTCGTGAGGGCTATGACATCTCATTGCGTATAGAACCTGAAAACACACATGATAAATATGCTGTCAAGGTAATCAGCGACCGCAAACACATTGGCTATGTTGAAAGAGAAGATAGCAAAAGGGTATTCCAGGTTGTCTCGCAAAAATGTGTTTCAATGTGTATTGTCATAGATAACCACTATGCCTATACTAGTATAGACCCTGATTTGATGGAAGTACAGTTGTTCATAAAACCTCAATTTGTGGATAAATGGAGAGTGGGCGGTTACTATGACGCTGATGAACCAGTCGAAACATCTAAATAATATGTTCTACAACATTAATCCGAAAAAAATTCTGCAGATTTTTTTTTGCACATTCCAAAACTTTGCCGCACCATTTTTTGTATCTTTGCACAATGTTAGATTCTAAAAGCTAATGTTATGGTATTTTGGTTGCTTATTCTATTCGTCGCATTCTTAGCTTTTGTGATGGGGCTTATTGCTAAGAGTGATAAAAATTATACCAAAAAGGATAGCCCACAAGAAGTTTTTAAAAATCCAGAAGCTTTAGAGCTGAAAATGCCTAAAAAGTTAAAGGAGTCTTTAGATGGTGACGATGTTAATATAAAAGTCACTATTAAGACTGATAAGACTCTCGCATACGCAAGACACCCACAATTAAAAGAAGCGGAAGCTTTAAAATATAATGAGCCTGAAAAGGCTCTTGAGGTGCTGTTGCCTCTATGCGATGAAGAAAAAGGTATCTATGTTAAACACGTTTGCCTTTTCTGTTACAGGAAACTTAAAGACCCCGAATCAGAAAAGAAGATGATTTATCGCATATTTGATAAAATCGAGACTATAAAAGAAGATGAGTGCGATGAAATTGAATATGAATATATTAAAAACTGCAGACCTGTTTATGAGTCTAGGCTGAGATGGGTAGAAACTTTAATTGAGAGAAAGCGCAAAAAAGAAGCACTGCTCGCAGAGAAAAAGAAATCATAAGGCTCAAACACATGCTCCACCCCACACGGCTCTTTCATTTAACTTTGGTGTTGTTTAGCAACTGCTTGAATAAGTAGCATTTACCCAAGTCTAATCTGTGGAATATATAAAAACAGTTTTGTTGGGTGTTATTGAGAGTTGCTTCTAACCGACTAATACTCATGGATATTGAAAATTCAAAGCATTTTTAAATGAAAGAGCCGTG